CTGATGAATATTGAATACCGTTTGAGGAATTGAATCATCTATTCTTTCCACGTTGGTACCTGAACAAGCCACAATCCCCAAATTTCCTACCCCAAGAACAATTTGGTCAAAAGGAATAACTGAGTTGGTAGCCTCGGCCCCTAGTTCGGTATTAATTTGCTGGAAAGAAAAGGGATCAACAAGATTACCGTTGTAGGAAAATTCCCATGTAGATCTCTCAAAATACACAATTAATCTATCTCTAATAAATTCTACCGTGATAATAGATTCAATGGTTGGAGCATCTAAACCACTACCCATTCCAGGAATATCTGTTCTCCATGAATCAGCAGCTGTAGGGTCAGCATTACGAGCACTCCATCTTGCTCTAAATCCATATTGCACAGCATCAGATCCATCTGCATTTGGTGATTCCCAAACATTGAAAGCAACAAGTCTATTTTTAAAGGGAATCAATATCGCAGCTGATACCATATAAAGAGGGGCTGCGGTTAGTTGAGGCTCAAAATTATTCCATGTTAAGGTTGTATCAAGATACCTCATAAAGTTTGGTTCATTTTGATTGAAATTTGTTACATAAAGAGTGTAGGCATTAGCATCTTGTGCGCCATATGAATAGCCCCAAAAGAAGTTTATATCTGAACCAGTCCATGTTGCAGCACCAGCTTCATTTTCATCGGCGATTCTTTCCCACCCTGCCGTGACATTATTATATAAATATGCATAACGGGTATCGAAGGCCACTGTTACTTCAGACTGAATGGATCCTGATTCATACGTGATCAATCCCATAACTGGAAGTGAAGGATACCAATAGACTGCGGTTCCTACCGTTTCTCCTGTAATTGTCACCGTATTAGGGTTAGAAGTACTATCTATAGTTGCTGTGGCCGCAGGATTGGTGCTTAATGTTAATTGTGTCGCCCCAAGATCAGTAATAGTAAATAAATCTGCTCCGACAGAGAACATTTGTCCCACCTGCAATGAATCAACACCACCAGGAATATCTAATGGACCAGGAGTATTTCCTATATTTACTCGTAGCCTTGTAGAGGTTTGAGTATCACCTAGCCAACGAGATCCAAATCTTTTTCTTATTCTATCACGCCAAACATAGGCATTATTAAGTAATCCAAACGCTTTATCTGGCACCATAAAAGGTTTGACTGAATTAACAAGACCTGAATTCCTATCGTAAGGAGATATAAAAAATCTGTCTGTTGGCATAGTTTCTCCTATAACCCTATTGCATACCACATAAATGATATATTTGTTGATAAGGTTGAACCATAGTAACTGAATCCAGCTGTTGTATATGCTTGTACAATACCAAAATTTGTGCTGTTTGTTGGCGCACCGGTTAGGTATCTAGTTAATCCTATAAATCCTACAAAAGTAGTAAATCCAGGAAAAGAAGGTACGGCTGTATTAAATACTATTGCTTTAGGTAATGGTGCAGCAGTGGCGATAGTATCAAGTCCCCAAATACAAAGTAGCCCTGAGGGTAGATATGTCCAACCATTAGTACCAACATTATTATATCCAGTCATAGGAAATGGAGCCGCAGTTCCTCTTTGCAACCAAAGATCTGGTATTGCCGTAGGAGCAGCAGTTTGGTTAAATAATCCAATTTCTCCCGCAAGAAACCCAGGAACAGGATTAGAAACTAAGGTTACTTTCTCGTGTTTTCCCTGACTGGGGGCATTGTAATCAACGTGATCAACCTGAAAAGCTGTATCAATAACAGAGAAGTTTTGATTAATCAGTGGTCTAGATGTACCTAGAAATTGTCCCGCTACTGGAACATTATTTAACGCCATGTGTATCTCCTTAGTATGATGGCCAGTTAGAACCGAACCAACCCCAGTTATTACCTAAACCAACAGTATAAATTGTTTCTGATCTCATATTTGCTGTCTGCATCAATGAAGTTCTATTTACGAAGTTTTTTTGTTCTTGAAATAAAGGCATCAGAAGCTGAACAGACTCCATATCCAATCTTCTTTGAAGTATTTTTATTGCAGTGCCCACGGCTATATATTGCCACCATTGTTCTAATTCTGGCGTGTCAGTAGTTTGTATAAGCTCAGTAGGCCTTACATCAACTTCTACTTGAACTTGATAAGCTTTATCGGGAACAGGACGAATAGTAAATGTATTAGCAAAATAAAGCATCGCTATGGGTTTGCCAAGAACATAAGGAACATACTCACACCATAGAATATTTGGATATTGTGCATTGGCATTTGCAGCGATATTTGGAAACGTTATGGAGAATATACCGGTTTGGTAATTTACCGTTCCGTTATTCACCAAAGCAGTAGGTACTGCATTGGGTACTGCCAGATATCCGTTGTTGTTGTTATACGGAGTATCGACAAGAACCATAGCGGTTCCATTCTCATCAAGCAGCGTGAATATGACTGATTTTTGTAAAATTTGCGGTTGGTTTAATGATGGGGGCGTTACTGCTTGTAGCGCAGTATTAACGATACCCTGATAAGGCCCCGCAGTACCGTTACCTTGTAGACCTGTATTGACCACAGCATTCGTTTGAGGCCATTGACCATAGAACACATCCCTATATTGAGTAAATGAAGCAGGAACACCAGCAATAAACACTTGAGGATGAACACTAATATTTACGTTTTGGAAGTTGTATAGTGGATCAAGTGGATCAGTTGTAGTTGTTGAATATTGGTCAACACCAGGTTGTGTATAGAAATCTAAAATTTTTCTTTGAGAAAATAATCTCAAATCACTTGGCATATCATACAATAAGAAAATATTAACAAAATCATTGAGTTGTTGGGTACTTAGTTGTGCTTCTGATGGTGATCGAGTGTATTCTCTTACAGCTGTATAAATATTTGAAAGTTGTGCTAAAGACATAATCTATCCTTTTAAAGAACGTTGTTATATAAAGCCTGTAATACATTAACAAACGATCCGTTCACCGTTGATGCTACTTCACCATATCCATTAACTTGAGCAGCTGTTCCATTATGACCAGGTTCAAGTGCAGGAACTACAAAGGGATCTAGTCGCGTCGTATCTATATTCATAGTGAAAGTACTTGGCGATGTCACTGTTATAGCTCCCGACACTTCATTTAAAGTTTCCATTCCAAAGTCAGGCGGTATGATTAAACGTACAATCTGACCCGTTATATAGTTATTGGCGGCAGCCGTTATTCCATCATACGTAGTCGTAATAGTGACTGGAAAACTGTTAGTAATCGATAATATATTTATTACCGATGGACTAAATAACGGGTTAGGATTTGTTCCATAAAATCGAGCTACCATTTTTACCCTTTATCTTTGTAACGTAACATCATAAATAGATGGTTGGTTCAAATCGAAATCATATGGATCAACATTTGTTACTCTAAACTCACATCGAGGGATCTTGACCTGAACTTTCATATTCTCTCTGGAAACGGTATGCCCTAAGTTGGGATTATTTGCATTATAATGTTGGCTTTGTATGTTTCCGGATGTAATTCCAGGCATTTTTTCTAAATCTTTATATTTAACATTATGAACACCATGGTTTATATGATAAATTACCATGCGAGGCAATGTATATCGATGTCTATGTTCAAGAGTAAATTGTTGATAATCGTCTTCCTTCCATTTCTTAAAACGGAAATCGAATGCAACCTTATTGGGTTCATGGATGATGAATTCTCCTTCATGCATCTCATGATCTTTTTCATATCGCGCTTGTCTTGTTACCGCAGCATTATCTCTTGTAACTTTTATTTCATCTTTACGTTCAATTAATTTTGTTGTTGTTGCCATTGTAAGGCCCCTTTCTAATTAGTATGAGGGCCCTTTCGAGCCCCCATAGCCATATATGTTATGCGCCACCGCTAAAAGACTTACCAGCAACCCAGTAAATTACATCGTTATTAGCACCACCAGGGAAGCCTGCGCCACCTTGAAGTTGCATACCGATTAATCCTGTGTTGAGTTGAGAGTCACCAATTACATTTACGCCGTTAGGGTAAAGGGTTGGATTTGGATTTACTGCTACTGCCATCGATTCACCAACAGGCACAACTTGTGCAGGGGTTGAGAATGGATCAGTAGTTAAAGGCCATGCAAATGTACCAGCAGCAGAGGAATTAATATCCAATGTAATGGTATTTGTAACGCCATTTGCGTCAGCTTGATTAATTGCCACGATGTTACCTGCAACACCATTTAATGATGTCATGCCATAAGCAGATGAGGTAACAGTTGGAATAATCAAACGAACATTTTGTCCTACAGTGAACGAATGCGTTACTGTCATAGTAACGATAGTTGTTTGCTGTCCCGCTAACGTGCTTGATTCAATAGCTGAAATCACGCGTGTTGGTGGGTAGAAGTAAGGGTTATAAGGAATAATCCTATATGAACCTGTTGTTGCAGCAGCAATAGTAGGAGCATAAGCTAAGGTAAATGTACCTGTTCCTGCACTACCAGGAGTAACTGCACCAACGGTGAAATCTAAGCCACCAAGTTGTTGACCACCAACCGTATTGAATATACGAACGGTTTGACCATTGCTTAATGCACCAGCAGAAAGAGTTGGGGTCTGTGTTACAACTGGAGGAGTTCCGCTGCTAATAGAAGTAATTGCTACAGACGCTTGAGGGTTATTAATTGTGGTGTTTACAAAAGTAAATCCACCAGTCGTAATATACTGATCAAGATTTGCAGCATTAGCCGCATTTGATTTGTAGGTAACCCACTCAGAACCAGCAGGAAAACCAAGTTGCCAGTAGTATTTTACCCCTACAGCAGTCGTTTGGTTAGCAGCAGCTACCGTAGTGTTATACACTAACATCCAATCTACACCTTCTCTCAAAGGTATAATTTGGTTTTGACCATTTGAAGTGAATGA